GGCATGTTCACGATCAGGCGCTTCAAGGTCCCATTGGCAATGCGATCGAACGCAGAAGCCATGCGCTTGTGGTGTTCACCAAGGATCGCGGACGGCCAGACGTAGCGCACGAAGTCGATGAAGTTAGCACGGGCCTTGTCTTGCGTCTCAAGGAGCATGAGCCGGTATTCCAGCTTGGCACGCTCGATTTCGATTTCCTGGGGGACCGCGCTCATAGGGTCAAATTGCTTTTCATATGCGCAAAATTTTTGCACGAGTTGACAAGTTGATCAACCGGGGCCCTTTTTTCTACCGGGGGTACCCCTCCCCCGCCTAGGCAATAAAACTATTTTGCAGCACATCGGATGTGTGAAATCGGGCATTTGCCCCTGCCTTTACAAAGCCGGCCGTTTTTTTGGAGCCGCCACCCTCAAAGAATTCCCACCAGGGCAGGGAGAAACATACACGTCCCGCGCGCCACGGCTCCCGGATCACGAACACCGAGCCACGGATCGAGGCCGATCGATCGCGCATCGAGCACGACGCGCGCCAGCTGGAGGATCGCGCGCCACGGATCACGAACACCGACCATCGACGACGACAACAGATCACCGATCCGAGATCCGCGCGCCACGCGCCACGGATCGCGGATCACGACCCGAGGATCGAGGCCACCGGATCACATACAAGGCAGCACGAACCACGGAGCAAGGCGCGACCCCCTCGCGCCAAGCTTGACCGGAGACCAGCCCAGAAGGGCGAGCTCGAGCCCGACGCTCCCGCTCGAGATCGCACATCACCAGGGCGGGCTCGAGATCACATACCAACTCGTCAATTCGACAAATGCCTGGTCAACTCTCAACTCGACAACGAGCACCCGATCACCCAAAAGAAAGGGCGCCACATGGGCGCCCTCTCTCGCTCGATGAGCTCGTGCTCGATCAGTCAGTCACCCACGGATCGTGCAGGTACACGCTCGCGCTCGATGGTGGTTCGATGCCTTCGCCCTCGAACCAGTCTGCAATCGTCTCAACGACGAGCTCCGGATCCTTCCACGCGAGCTCGCCGCTCGCGCCAGTGTTGTCGTCCTCGATTGCATTGATGAGCGCAGCAGCCTTCGACGGAGCATCGAGCACCCACTGGGTGAGTGTTCCCCGGATGTACGAATTGCGCGCCGCGCGCGTGATACGAGGCAGTGACTCGCCTGATGGCATCGAGCGCGACCGCGAGCTCGAAACGTACGGCTCCAGATCGTCGTCGTCCCACGTGTAGCCCGACCAGATGCGGCTCGACGTGTAGCGCGTGCTCACCGAGCGCGCGCCCACTCCGAACTTGTGAGCACTCCACGCATACGTGTTCGACAACCACGCACCACGGAACTCGACACCGGCCGCGCGATTGATGATCACGGCCGACCCGCTCGCTGTCATCATCCCGAACTTGTTCGAGCTTCCGATCAGGCTACCGACGAACGACTGCCACGTGGGATCGAGCACGATTGACTCGTCAGCCTCGACGGCCGGCCGAATCACGTTTCTGATGAAGTGCCACGTGTCCGACTTTGATTTGTCCCACGCATTACCAGTGGAGAGAATCCCGTTATGTGCGAGCGCGACCCGAGACGTGACCCCGTACGGGTGACAGTTCTCGAGATCGATATCGCCATGCGTCTGCATGCGCGCATGCCATACAGACTCACGCCCCTCGATGTGCTCGCGATAGAACGCGATGAACTGCTCGACCGAGGCCGGCAGAGCCTTGACGACAACAAGCTGGCCGCCGCTCGAATACATAACGCCAATCCCGTCTCGATTGCCTGAATACACGTCGGCAAGAAACTCATCCGAAAACGTGGTGCTCGATGGCTGATGAACTAATAAACACATGATAAAAACCTCCAAGGCCTGTTAGGCCGCCTCTGAATGTTGAAAGAGACCCGCCGTACGCTCCGCGACATAGGCGCGCATAACGCGCGTTTCCGTTTCGAGATAGTTCGCACAGTAGGCCAAGAACGCGTGAGCATTAAGCGCGCTCGATCCAGTCTCCGCACGCGCGCAGTATTCAAGGATCGCGTGCGAGAACTCGATGGCCGAGATCACAGCCTCGTATTTCAACGAACCGCGAAAGATACGAAACTCGATTGTCTCGCGTCCGGTTAGATTGATCGCCTCATACCGATCAGCCGAAAGATGAGCAGTCTCAACATCCTTTTCCACGACCTTGCAGAATGACGTCGAGTAACGTCGAGCAATCGCAGTGATGAAAGCATCATTCCCCGGATCGTTGACGAACGTCACCGCGCGAGCAATGGTGAGATTTGAGAGACCGGATCGACTCACGTGAACATGGAGACCGCACGTCGAGGTGCGATGACTGCGAAGGCCTCGAACCAGAGCAGGATCACGCAAGAACGTGAACAGCTCCCGATGTGCCGGCAAGCTCTGCGGATGGGTGATCATCTCGAAGCCTGACATCAGGCTTCCATCACGCTCGAAGAAAACATGACGACCGTACACGCCACCGTTTACCGACTCATGGATGGCGCGCGCTGCCTCTTCTGGCTCGCGAGTGTGACCCTCGACTTCGAGCTCGACGCCAATGTATCGATTGAATTGTCGACACCAGTCATCGGCTCGGAACTGGAATGCCCCCTTCGATGAGTGATAGCTCTGGATGACGTGGCGCTGCCGAATGTAGTCGACGTGAACATACATGTCCCGATCTTCATCGAACTCGAAATCGTCCGCGTCCTGATGGATCACGCAACGATTCCCGTCCTGATCGATCCCGCGTCGACTGCTATCACAATGCACCCACGCGTCGTGATACTCCGACCACTCATAGATTTCGTCTCGGCATGACTCGCAGACGAGCTCGCCGCCGTACGCGTCCAGCAGATCGGCTGTCGGAAACGAATTCGCGCAGCACTCGCACCCAGAGAATGAGCCCCAATCGGACAGGCGATCGACTGCATAACTGCGATCGTCCTCGTCAAACTCCCAACGACGGAACAGACGCGAGGCCTCTCGATTGCTAACCACGTAATCGAGAGACGCCAGATGCCACTCGAGAGACGGCGAAAACACGTTTTCATCAGCGGTAAGCCTTGCCACCTGCGAGACGAGAGACCACGGGATTGCATCACCCTGACGGCGCGCCGCCTCACACAACCCGGCGAACCACTGCATGCGCTGCCGGAATTGACGATAGCCGCCGAGAGTATTTACCGGCTTGACGAGCCGATCAGCGATCCGCTGCGCAAGTACCTCCCGACGATCCGGATCAGCGAAAACGGCTTGAAAATAAGGCAATTCGAAAATGTTCGACATTTTGAACCTCTTTCTATCTTTCTAGGGGCAAGTCGCCCCGCCGCCGATCATAGCAAAAAGAAAGGGCGAGACAACAGCCCCGCCCCCTCTTTTCTTCGAACGCCTCAATGCCTGGTCAAACTACATCGAGCAGAGCCCCCGCCGTCTCTTCAAACTGGACACGCTCGGCCGTCCACGGAATCGAACGCGCATAAGCTGTTGCACCAGTCACCGCATCGAACACCGATTCGATTGGCCGTCCCTCTTCCTCGAGATGTACCGCCGCGATCCGCTCACCAATACGAGCCCCGAACCGACTCGACAAAAACTGTTCGACCTTATCCAGCTTCGCCGCCTGTGCAGATCGCAGCACTGTTGTGATGTTCGACGAGCTCGCGCGCGAATACTCAAGCAGAGCCGGTGCAGCCTCTTCAATGAATCGATCCGGTGCGCTTGCAGTGTGGCGAATCGAAATGCTTTCGAGCTCATGCGCGCCCCAGACAATCCGATTTTTGCAAACGTAATCGAATAAGAATGTTTTGATTTTCAGAGCACCCGCGCCGACTTCCGAATTAGTGACAAAAAACCCACGCGCGAGCATGCCGGCCTTGCCGTCTCGACGGCCGGGTAACTCGATCCTGTTTTGCTCGTCAGCAAGAAAAACGAACATGTCACGATCACTCGCAAACAATGTCGTGTTGTCTCGCGTGACTTCTGCAAGGCCTTTTCCAAACTCTCCCGGCACTCGAAAGTCACCAGTCACACCATCACCAAATCGATCCTCGAGGGCGCGCACTACATCCGAGTTCCAGATGCGACCATATCGCGCACCAGTGGCCGCGCGGACTTCGAGGGCTTTCTGGTTTTCGCCCGTGTACAACATCCCAACATCGGCCGCATCTCGCTCAACCTTCAAACCATAGTTGAGGCAATCGGCAACAAGCGGAGCCGGTAACGTCCGCAGATAACTGGCCGGGGCTCCCGACAGGCTCGCCAACTGGCCGAACGCCCAATTAGACGGAGCCGCCGTCCTGCCGTTGGAATCCTGAATCAAGATTCCGCGAGAGTATCCGCGCTCGTCATTGACGGGAACGGCCGTGAGACTGCGAGAGCTTACGACCGAGGCATGCGACAACTCGCGCACCTGTTCGAGCATGGCGCGCATGGCCGGTAATGACGTGAACCGCTCTTCTGGTGGACGTGTTGCCCACTGCCGCGAGGCATCCATTAACGTCGTCATATTAGTTCGCCTCCTGCTTCGATCGCATCCATGCTTCGAGAACGACGCGCGCCTCATGCTTCGAGAGCATGAAAGCATCCGCGAGTATCGGCGCCGCGCCGAACATGTTGACGCTGCCGCCTTCCCTCAAAGAATCCAAAAACCGGAACGCTGCGGGAGCGATCGCCGGCCTGTTACTTACTAACTCGGACATTTGACTTTCTCCTGTATATGCCACCAACGGTTGGTGGACTTTCTAAAATACGCTCATCCTTCGGCCTGTCAACTACCCGCCCAAAATCTTATGAATGAGCCAGTAGCCGAACAGCTTAAAAACGGTTTTGAAAAACTGCTTTTCTGCATCCCTCGGTTTTGGTGGAAGTGTGCCAGGCTTCAGAGTGGACTCGCGTCCCTCCCACCTTGGCATGGTTCCTCCTCTGTTTCCTCAAACGCTGCGATCACCTCATGCACCATGAGCAAAGATATCCCGAGCGACTCGGCGATCTCCTGCTCTTTCATTCCGTCCTCATAGTACATGTCGATAATTTGTAAATCCGTCCAATTCACGGCAGCACCTCCTCGATGTCGTTGATGAAGTCCTCCATGTGAACAAGGCCGAACTCCGTGAAAGCCTCTTCATTTTCGTTCCACGTGGCCAGAGCAATATCACTGGCCTGCTCTTTCGAATCGGCCTCGATCTCTAACTGGTACACGGTGTGCTCTATTCGAACGAGCGAAATCCTGAACTTTTTCATGGCTGCACCTCCATAGCGCGCAGCACGCGCTCGAGCTCGGAGCAAACCTTGTAACTGTTCTCTGCTCCCGGAACTCGAAAACAAGGGGCGCTGTTCAACGCACGCAACGCAAGCCGCAATACGGCTATGACTTCTGCTTTATCCACAATGAATCTCCTTTCTGCTTTCTAACTAGGAAAAGCCCTAGCGTCGGCGAACCTAACCCGCCTCGATCAACTTGTCAACTGTTCATCAACTCCAGTTCGAGCATGCCCCACGGCATGCTGCCGTAGTGCCACGACGCGAGCGGGGTCGTGTCCACTCCCGCCTTCGCCAGTTCGAGCACCTGATCGCCACGGTACAGCAACAGCTGACCTTCCTTGCTTGCCGTCTTTTTATACGGGACAAACAAAACCAGAATAAACGTCGCACAGCCGATATCAGCGTGCCGAGCGTGAAAGGCTATCTGGTGAGGGGACAAGCGCACGCGCCGCCCATACGTCACGACCTTCAGCTCGAGAGGGGCAAAAGTACCCGAGCGGGGCAGGGCAACCAGACAGTCCGGGAAGCCCTGATTAACCCGTGACTCAATCCGGGTAAAAAGGCAGCTTGGGAGGTTTTCTTTCAACCTCTGGTACAGCTTCGTCTCTGGCTTCGCTGGCATCCTTCGGTTCCTCTTCCAGACTCTCGGCTACCTGTTCCGGTGTGACGTCGATCACAGGGCTGCCGTTGCCGTACAGCTTCTTGATCTCCTGCAACTTCCGCATGACCTCTTCCTTGCTCATGGAGTCGATCGTGCCGTGCCTGATCTCCTTGCGATCGATGTAGATCGTGCCCAAGGCTTGGCCTCGACGGTATTCAGCCTGGACGGCAGCGCCGTAGGCTCCCGCCGCCAGTGCCTGGTCGCGGATCACCTGTAGGTCGCGCATGTGGCGCTCGTAGGTCGTGCCGTACTTCTCGGCCATCTCCGCGCGCATCTTCTGGATCGCAGCGACGATGTGCGGGTTCTTGTCTGGGTCGGTCAGATCCTCGGCGCGCCGCTTGGCGTTCTTCTCTGGCCACCCTGCACGAACCACGGCCTCCCGCAGAGTCACGTGGCCGTCCCCGGCTACGAACTCGTTAACGAACTTCCATTCCTGCGTGGTGAGCTGCTTCTGCTTCTTCGGGACGTTAGGGACAGGGCGGTTGATCTTCTCGATCGTCTTCGGCTGAAGCCCCCTGCTGATCTGCTTGCCGAACTCCCTGTCCGCCTTGCTAGTCAGCTTCACGCGACCCTCCAGACCCGCCAGCCCTCATCCACACGCCGGCATGAAAACTTCGTCCCATGCCGCTTGGAGAACATCCAGGCGGCGCTGCGCGCGTTCTTGGCTGACTCGGCATCGGGTAACAGGAAGCTGTCCCCTACGGCCATGACAGGGAAGGGGTACTTCTCCCGCTGGGCTTCGGCGGGGATCGGGATGCCCGTGTCAACTGTCAACATGCCAACAGTCTACTACGAACAATTTCCGGTAGTCCAGCCAGTCCGTGTGCCAGTAGTAGTACCTGAAAGGGGTCTAATGAAAAAAAATTCTCGAAAAAAAAGGTCGCGCGCGCATCCCAGGTAAATTTCACCTGTGGATAAAGGTAATGGAACTGTATCAATACAAGTTATTGATTTTATTACCACCTTACACCTATCACACCATTACGGCAAAATCCCAGAAAAAAATAAAAATTTTCTTTAGACCCCTCCCAGCCTCTACTAGGACCGTGTTTTTGGGCCTTTTTGGCCACCAGCAGGTCATTTTGCCCCGTGGTCCTTGATCCGTGACCCACTTACCCCGTGACCCACTTACCCCGTTACCCACTTAACTAACAATAGAGGTTGACTCATTAATCACTCGACAAGTGAACCACCCTAACCGATTTGCCCGTGGTCCACGGACCATGCAACAATGTCGCAGCTCTCCGGGACGGACATCCCGGAGAGCCACTTCCCATCTATCGAGGAGATTCGACGATGAGCCAATCTGATTTGGAGCGCTTACAACGCCTGTTGAGCTATAACCCGAAGACAGGCACCTTTTACTGGAAGGACACTTCCCCGCGCCGCCGTAAATTCATCAACAAGCCTGCTGGATCTTACACAGGCAGGATGCACCGGATCATACACATCCAAGGTTATCGGTATAAGGCAGAAGACCTAGCGTGGCTTTTTTGCCATGGGGAGTGGCCAAAGAACGTGTTACGTCACGTAAACGACAAGCCCTTTGATAATCGGATTGAAAACCTGACCGAGACCAAGTACCCACGGTCGTTACGATACGAAATTCTTAGACATCTTGTGTCGTCCCCATAAAAAACCCCGCACCTTTCGATGCGGGGTGGCGGCAGGTAAGGGCTGGGTTAAACCCTCTCTAGGGAGCGCCGCCTAGGCTAGCTACTGAACTTCTGTTCCCATGACTTTCCGAAACTCACCTTGGAGCATCTTGGCGGCCGCATGGGCCGGCATGATCTCGCCGAACTCGATCTCCGACACGTCGAGGTCCTGGTCCATGGTCCCTGGCACGTGGACCACGGGGCCTACGAGCCCGTAGCGCGTCCCGTTGATGGTGACGACCACCATCTGTACGAGCGGCATGTCATCGGTCGTGACGAAGTTGATGTGTTTCATACAGTCTGGATCTTGCGCTTGGAATCCATCCAGTGCAAGTCGAGGAGCAGGCTCTCGACTTGTGCCTTCAGGCCATCCCGTTCGTCCTTGAGCTGCTTGATCTCCTCCGTGAGCGCCTCTACGAGACAGTCCTGGACCTCGATACGGCGACGCAGTGCGAAGATGTACTCCCGCATAGCCAGGTCTTCCACCGGCTGTGGCGGGTCCTCTGTGCTGTTTATGGCAGGTCTTAACATTCGGCCTCCTCATCCGTCTCTGTGCTCACCTCCAACGAGAAGCCACCGTAGTAGCCGTTGTGTTCGTTGTGGCTGGCCATGGTGAACGACCCTCGGTCCGTGTGGATCTCGAGGAACTGCACTTCGTGCTCACTACCCCACTCGTCCATCCGCTGCAGCAGAGAGGCGTCCTTGATTTCCGCCCCGGTGAACGTCGCCCCCACGAAATGGGAGAGATCGTCATCGGTCCGCATGTAGCGGTGCTCGCAGCAGTTCTGCCCCTCGTCACGGAACCGCAGTCCCGTGCCGTCGGCAAAGCGTAGATGCAGGGCGTCGTCCTCACCCAGCCAAAGCCGGGTGAGGGGTTTGTTCAGGGCGTTGGTGTACGCCTGGACGCTCTCGTCGCCCCCGTACATCCGCCGCAGCAAGACGTTGATGCCGATCATCTGATAGTTCCTCGGAGTTTGTCAGCCACGAGCTTGGCGTAGCCGGCGATATCGTCCCAGTTGTCGATCTTGTCGGGGTTGCCGTTCACGATTCGTGACATCTTGGTCGCGATCATCTCGAGGGCTTCCCACTGTTCGTCAGAGAAGAGGCTTCCCATTTCGTCGGCGTGGTCGGCCATGGCGCGCTTCAGTGCCTGGGCGAGCCGGGCGTTATCGGCGAACGCGCCGTAGTCCTTGGCCCGTGAGTCGAGGATCGTGTCCACTGTATCGGTCTTCGGTGCGATCGCGTCCATCTCCTTCAGCACCTTGTCCAGAAGCTTCCCGCGTTCGGTGAGGAACTTCACGCCCTCGGCCGTCTTGGTGGGCTTGCCAGCCGCCTTGTCCCGCAGCTTGTAGGCGTAGGGAATGGAGATATTGAAGCGTTCGGCGACGCTACGGACCTTCGCACCGGGGTTATCGAGGAACCACTGGTAGGCCTTGGTGGTGAAGTCAGACTTTTTGAACTTTTTAGTACGAGCTTTCATCGGATGTTTTCCTTTTGTTGGAGCATGTAAGCCATGCAGGAGGGCGGGATCTGCTGTTCGCCTGAATCAAACGCACAGGCGGCTTCGATAGGATCTGGGGACCCTTCGAGGTAGGTAGTGCGCAGATAGCTTTTGTAAACGATCGTGCCTGCGATACTGAACGCCAGGCCGACAAGTAACGCAATCAACGCTATAAACGCGTAACTATCAGTCTTATCTGTATTCATCGAGTTCTCCTTTCTATGCTTTCTAACAGTTAAAAGTAGTCTCTTCCGCCTCTCGAACATCTCCAATTAGGTGGTGGGAGGTGTTTATCGAGCGGCCTGCGTTTATACCGCAGGATCAAAGTTATAACAACAGTGGCCAACAAAAACAATAGTAGCGTTAGGCCGTTCATCAAAATCTCCTTCATTTCTTCTTTCTCCTGGCCTTTATACCCCGCTGTTCTTCCCAGTGCAACACCCGGTGGCAGTTCGAGCAGAGAGGTATGCACTTCTCCTCCGCCTCTCGGATCGCGGCGGTGAGGTTATTTTGTTTCACGGCGAGCCAGTTCACCGAACGCTTGCCCTTTTTGATGACGTGGTGGAAGTCGATCGCGGCAGGGTGAGAATAGCCGCAGTTCGCGCAAGGGTGCTTGGACTTGTACTCGAACCACCTGGCCCGTGATTCTTGTTTCGTGCGCGCTGATTGCTTCAGCGCATGCGCGTGATTCTTGAGATACCAACGCCGCGAGTATTCCCGCTGTTTCTCGAGCCGTGTCTCGCGGTCCTTGTACGGCACTTACAGCCGCTTTTTCCAATATATCGCTCTGGCAAAGGAGTAACGGACGGCCGGTTCGTAGGTTTTGAAACCACAGGCGATGAGGTTATTGGCGCT